CTGCCCTATGAGATCCTTGACGCCAGCTTCGTAGCACACCTCATTGAGAATATGGTCCTTGTGGCATATCGGCCCGCAGCCCATGCGGAACGGAGTGGCCGTCCAGCCAACAACGCGGAGGTGTTGGTTGAACTTGCGGCAGCCCTCTATAAACGTCCGGTACTTTCCTACTCCGGAGGGAGGTATCCGATGCGCTTCGTCAACGAACACGAAATCGAATGGAGCGAATTCACCAGATCGCTTAAAGATGCTGTCAATCGATGCGAAAAGTAGAGGCGAATCGTAATCACGTTTCCCGAGTCCAGCAGAGAATACCCCGACATTCCCTTCCGGGTAAAGAGCATTGAGCTTTTCGGCATTCTGCTGGACCAGTTCTTTCCGATGCGCCAGGATGCAACCGCGAACATGCGGAGAGTCTACGTGCCACTTCTTGATGATACTGGCCATCGACACGCTCTTCCCGGCCCCGGTCGGCAGCACGACGCACGGGTTCGTGTCCTTCGTGCAAATGTGCGCATGAAGCGCTTCTTCGCACGCGACTTGGTATGGGCGCAGCGTGAACGTCATTCCACGCCCTCCCTAATCTCGGCCTTCCTGTCGCTTCGCACAATGGCCACGCGGCCCACTTCTCCGAACTCGAACTCCACGGCCTGATACCCGAACCCGTCGCACCTTGCTATCGGAGCGAGCTTGCTAATGTCGTCGTGATACCTGAGGCTCCACGCTTCCGCTAGTCCGCTGGCCTCACCAGTCCAGCAAGTTCGAGAATCCTCCTCGGGATACCGGGAAATAATGTCATCGGCGCAGTGGCTTGTAGCTTCAGCGCCAAAAAGTCCCTTTGCTGATCCGAGGAACTTATTAGTGAGGGCTGAAACGGGAAGAGTGTGAAGTTCGGTGGACGCGTAACCGATTCCGCCGTGCATCCACTTACTTCCGTCGACATTTGTGAATTCAATGTAGTCATTTCCTGCCGGGTCCTTTCCGTAGTCGGTCGGCTCCGCGAAGCTCAGCAGGCCCGGCAGGACAAGATGATCGTCGCACGTTTTCTGTTGGTCTTCGATCGACAGGCCGCGTGCGTGCTTTGCACACTCCCATCTGGCGTGGCCGGCACAAGTCGGAGTCGAGTGGCAGCACTGCCGGCAGTTGATGGCCGGGACCGGGAGGGCTACGTCTCCGATTCCCCAGCACAGCGAGTGGGCCGAACAGAATTTACACTCCCACCAGTCGATGTTCTCAGTGATTCTCTCGGGCGCAGAGTTCGAGGTGATTATCCTCTTTGCCTTGGCTAGCAGGCCAAGCGCGAACTCTTTGTCGTACTCGATACGCTCTGTGTAGATTTCGTCGGTGTCCTTGTTCTTCGCCAAATACAATGCCCTCTTCATGCCAGTCTTGTGCATGTAGATCTGCATTTGCGCATAGTGGACCGGCTTAGACGCTTTGACTTTCGCCTTCTTGAGCTTCGCGAACGACTTTGCATTGTGTGTCTTAAATTCGCCTACGTGCCATGTCTTCTCGGCACCAATAAGACCAATCAAGGCGGCGTCTAGGTGTCCGCTAAAGTGGCCGCCAAGGTCGGATATCTCGATCTGCTTGCCTGTCCGCGGGTCAACGTCGTGGACCGTGCAGCCGATGTCGCGGAGATCCTTGACCATTCGGATCTCTTCCAGGTCACCTGTCTCGAATAGCCGGTAGATTCTCCCGGGAAAATCTTCCTTAGTGCAGGCCCGGAAGAGATACCACAGATACCGCTCACACGGGTGCCCGATGATCGACGCCCCGAGGTAGCCGCGGTACGGGTCCGCGTCACCTACTTCCTTGTAGTGAGCGTATATCGCCGCGGTGATCGGCGATTCTTTCGGAATAAATTTGTCGAGGTCACCCATCCAGCGCCTCCCATCCGGTACTAATTTCCGCCGCCAATACCGCTGGTGGAGTTTCGTTTACCAGCAGCGGATGCACCTCATAGAAGTACAGCCTCTCGGCGGAGTTCGTGAACACGAAAGATACTCGGCTCTCGCCAGTGTCGTTTTTAACTGACCCAAACCGAAGAGCCATGTTACCAGCTAGCTCTTGACTGTTACGGCGACCTTCTTCGGTTTCCGCTCGACGAACTTCGAGAGCTTCGCGAAGAAGTCTGGGTTATTCACCCTGTACCACTCGTAACCATCTTCGTCGAGAGAGCGAGTCGCTGACGACTTGACTGGCGGATGGAGTTCGGCTTCCTTGCACAGGTCGTCAATCTTGTCGCAGTCTGCCGAAATGGTGAAGCCACGCTTCACGACGACCTTAACCTTGCCGGGGAGAGTAATCGTTCGCTGGCCATCTGCCGGTCCATCGATCAAGGAGGCGAGCTTCGACTCAACTTCGATTCGGTCAGCCTTGTCGGAGGCCTCCCTTACCTTGCACGCGTCAAAGTCTGACGCGAGAACCACAATCGACTCGAATTCCTCTGGTGTAGGCGGCCTGAATACTTGCTTCGTCATGCTCTGGTTTTCCTCTGATAGTTTATCTGTCATGTTACACTTCATGCACAACTACCCGCGGAACTGTCCAGTGGCATAGTCGTGGTCCATGTGCAGCCTCCCGCTTCCGCCGCAAGCATCAGAACGTCTCGGGCGGGACGGCGGCGTTGGTCTTCCACGGGGCGACACCAACAGCGGGAGCCGGAGCGAACGGAGCTACCGGGGCGGCGGGAGCCGGGGCGGCGGGAGCCGGGGCGGCGGGAGCGACAGGGGCTACTGGAGCCGCGGGAGCCTGAGCCGCAAGTGCGGCGGGAGTGTAGGCCGCCTGATGGGCGGCGGTAGCAGCGGGAGTGTAGACCGCCGGAGCGGGAGCAATCGGGGCAACCGGAGCCGCCGGAGCCGCGGGAGCTACGGCGTCGAAAGGCTTGTAGGTGCGGATCTCGTTGTCGCCGTTCTTAGCGGAGACCTTGACGGCAGCGAGGCACATCTTCCCGACAAGCTCTTGGGTGTCACGCACGACGGCCAGCCCAGTGGCCTGCCCAATGGCAGCAAGCGACCGCATGGAGATCTCTACGGCCTTCGCACTGGGGTTGTCGATGTTGAGCCTATCCCAAAGCTTACGCCCGTTCGCCGGGCCGTCCAACACGCATAGCCTCAGTTCAATGAAGTTGCCATCGCCGGCCTTGGTTCGTTTGATCTCGGCCGCCTCAATTTGGACCGGATAGTCGCCGGGCGTAAGTGGCAGGAAATCTTCCAGCGGAACAACGGAACTCGTGTCGAAAGCACCGCCTTGCGGAGCAAAAAAAGCACTCAGGTCGCCGGCTTGGCCTGTAGACATAGGATTCTCCCTTGTGGTGAAGTGATTATGGTTTCCGAAAAGAGCAGGCGGGTGGGATTGAACCACCGTTAGTCATCATCGGTTTCCACCTCGCATCCCCCCATCTCGTGGCTGGCCGTGTCACAGCCCTTTGGAATCTCGGCCGGGGGTACACTTCTTCCTTGTGGTTACCTACGCCCACATAAAGCCCTCTTCTACTTCTTCGTCTGCTGAAAATGCACGGTCGCACAGTCTACGTGCCCGTCTTCCTTGGCAGCTTTGTCGTAGTATATATCCAAGCGAGCCCCGCCAGTAGTCACCCCGGCGGCCTCTCTTGCTGCCGCAATAATTGCGTCTGAAACTTCTTTCTGGTCGAGCGTAACTTTTACTTCCGTCTTGGGCATGCCTAGCCTTTCCTATTGAGACTACTGGGCCGCCACAATAGCGGCCATGAACGCGTTGAAATCGAGCGGCAACTCGTAAGGGAGTCGCCCGTATACGCCGCGGCCTCCACCGGGGTGTGCCGGGTTCTTCTGCGTATACAAGAACCGGGCGCCGCCAGTGAGGTCGAGTCCCCGCTTCTTTTCCTTGTTGAAGCCAACGTCTTCTTTCTTGACGACAACCTTTGTGTTGGCAAACAGAATGACATCTGCCCACCGATACAGAAGGTTGGCGGCCTTGTCGTGAATGTCGAACTGGTACTGATCGTAGGAGTCGCCGGCCGGGTCGTCAAAGCGTTTCACCTTGACGTGGCCGATGATGATGGACGCCATGTTGCGTTCGGTACGCAGTGTATCCAGCCACTCCGTAATCATTCTCCAGTGCGACAGGGACATCGTGTATCCTTTGCCGTACCCGCCGCCGACCTTCTCGATGCTGTCGACGTTTCCGTTGCTCGCACACACGTCGGCGTGAATGAGAGGTTCCAACGTGCTGGCTGAGTCAAGGAACACAGTCTGGAACTGGTGGTTATCACCCCGTAGCGTGGACAGCCCGGAAATGAGATCTACGACGCTATGACTTGGCGGGAACGCTGGCACGTCAATGTCATCGATACCCTCTTCGCCCTTGACCGGCAGGCCGATAGCTCCGGGCCACGCGGCGGCCCAGGTACTCTTGCCAATCTTTTCTACGCCGAGAAGGATAATCCGCGGCGGACGCATTACAGTACCGCTCGTAATCGAGTCGAGGTTAAATGCCACTTGTCTCTCCCTACCTAATGACTATCTTGAAGTCTTGCGAAAATTCTTGCCCAGAATCGACCAGCCATGCACCAACGGCAGCCTTGACCGCACCCAAGAGAATGCTTGCCGCATACTCTTCGTCTCTTCCCCCTCGGATTCCATCGACGCTACAGAGCAAGTGCTCGTCGTCTTCGGTGATAAGAAATACTTCCATGTCTCTCGCTCCAAGAGATTCGTTGTTTCGTGCTGTCATTGAATGCTGGCCTTTGCCGATAAGGGTCTATTGTACCATCGATAAGTCGGTCTAGTACCAAGAAAACCGGAATTTTCTCAGATTTTCTTGGTAATCAGGCCACTGGCCGTGTCGCTCGTGATGAATCCGGGCTTATTCTCCAGCCTGAAAGTCCGCTGCATGCCGATGCGGTCGCCCTCGGCCTCGGCCTTGGTATCGTAGGGACCGCACTCGACTTCGAGATCCTGGCCGGTAATCCACCACTCGCCGTCTCGTAATTCTGTTTTCATTGGTTTCACTACGCAGTGAACCGGGGCGTACAGTGGCCGGCCTCGATCAATTGCTCCGCCTTCCTACCGTAGGAACCTTGGAGCGACCACGCCAAGCCAGAGTCGATTAAGCTCTGAAACATTTCTACTGTTTCCTCTTCTGACAACGCTCCGTTTTCGTAGGAAATAATGTCCCCGATAGTTGCAGCCATGATGTTCTCCCGCGTGAGGTTGAAGTAATACTGAATCCACCCCAATACAACATGGCTGCATTATGCCGGAGCAAAAGCAGACACGTACACCTGGAACTGCCCCACTCCAGTGAGGCCGAACCCGTGCGTGGGGTTGGCCTTGTGATACGCCTCCAATTTCAACTTGAATTGGCTAATAGTGAGAGCGGGTTCGTTGTCCGCTCCCGTTCCGGAGCTATCGACGAACCAGCTTTTTTCCGTATCCTTCCATTCCGTAGACTCGAACTCTTGCAGGTCTGGAAACGGAACCGGCGGATAGCCTCTGATTTCCTCGGCACTGTCAGGGACATGCGGTTCGTCAAGTTCATCGAAGTCACTCAAGTCAGAATAGTCCATAGTAATCTCCATTGTGATTAGTTACAGAAAGCTTCGGTTGGATAGGCGTAGGGGCAGTCCAGTGGAACAAACGACACTCTTGCGGTGCCCCGGTCGTCAAGAAAGACAATCGGGTCGTTGCCGTCGCGACGGAACTGGTCGCGTACTTCGTGGATTGTCAGCGGACTCTCTGGATACAGTGTCCGCGGTTCGTCGGTCTCGATGATGATCTCAGTTGCCAGCATCGCAGGACGCCTCCGTTACGGTTGTTTCGGTTCCGCAATGTGGGCACCAATACAGGTCTTCGTCCCACCCGTTCGCCGTGCATGCAGACGGCTCAAACGCACTGATAACATCGATACACTCGCAATTGTCGCACTTGACTTCAATTTCTCCCATGGTCTCTCTCCGGTTGTTGTTGGTTGGTTTTCGATCCGGCCGCGGACGCCTGCCCCAGGGTCCGGGGTCGCAACCTACTTGGCCCTGATTACTGTCGAGACTACGCCCCGCTGGCTGTACAGCAGCACCTCGAACTCCATGTTCTTTAGCCTGGCGACCATTGCGGTGCTCAACTCTCCGCCGAACTCGATACCTCTATTTGGCACAACCTTGCAGATCGACCCGGCGGCAGTCTCCGGAGGGAGTATAGCTGGTGCTAGAAACGCCTCTTCTGCCCTTTTTGTGGCCTGCCCGATTGTCGGCGGATCGTCTGGGTGGCGGGAAAATCTCATTTTAGCCGGCCTCTTCGTCGATTGAGTGCCGAAAAGCCTATCAATTAGCTTGTCGTTTTCGGCACGCACCTCCGGGGTCGGGGGCTTGTCCTGCACTTCGGTGGCCAGCTTTTCAAGTTCGGCGTCGCTATGCCGCATCATAGCTTCTTCCATGGGATCTTTGGCCGGCTCCATCACTTCCGCCGGGTCGATATCCTCGACGCTAGGCAAGGACCTCTCGAACTGAATCGAGTCGAGGCCTAGCGTCCGGCATATCTCCGCAACAGCGTCGCGGAGCCGGCCTACGTCCATGGGGGCGACGTATACGAAAAGACGCATTGCGACACCGGCTGTTCCGCCCGGCCGGTGAACCGTGACGCGATTGCTAGCGGTGCAATTTCCGAACTCGTGTGTAAGCCTCTTGACGATCCCCCTGTTTTGCGAGTCCGAAGACAGCCCATCGGAATTGCTTACGGGAATAGTAATCGTACATTTTATCATTTCTTTTCTCCAGTTCTGAAAATTGGTTTCGACTATTCAAGTCTAATTCACGGTTCGCTGTTTGTCAAGTAATTTCCAAACTAACGAATCTTGACTACGTCTTCCAATCGCCGAGGTTCCGTGCTGAGACCATACAGGTAGTCTTGATTGCAGCACGCCGCTTCGCAACCTGCCTCTGTCCAGAATGCCATCATTCCGGCGTCCGGAGTTTTCCCGCCATAGTACGAATCATTGCGGTCGATCGGCGGGCAGGGGTGTCCGCCGTCCTTGTGGCAAACTACCCAACAAGTCTTAGCCATCGTAATACCCTTTCATTAAACACCTAGAGTCGTAACAGTCCGCGAGTTGGCCGTCCAAGCGGCGGCCGACCCGTGGAATGTCAAGACCATATTCTATCCGGACTGTCGGTCCAGACGTGTTTCCCTTCCGACGCATCCCCGGCGGAGGCCACCTTTTTCCATTCGTCGGAATCGGTAGTAATCCGCTTCCCGTAGACGACGTAAGAGAACGACATCTTCTTCCAGATCATATCGTACCTGGCCAGGTCGTAACCGCCGAGGTGTTCCTTTGCCCAGTTCGGCAAACTCTCGTACTCACGATAGCTCTGAATCAATTTTCGGTCAGCAAGGTAGTCCTTGTGCGACATCTTAATCCGCTCTACTGTGTCCCACAAGTCACGTATCATCCCGCGGAACCGCTTCACCCTACGCAGCGTCAAGTTTATCGATTGTCCCATGTTCTCATTCCTCTTGTGTGGTGATTGGTTTCGATCAAAGGTAGTCGCTGTAATGCTCTGCCCAGAACTCCGTCACTTCCCCGCCCTCTTCGATTGCGTTATACAGATACTCCACCCCTATGCGAGTCAAGCCCCCAAGCTGCTTGCCGATCTTGCGGCCAGACGGAAGTGTTTCGGCCTCCAGACACTCTTCGCCTGCCGCACAATTTGTTGGACCGTCGCTTTCTTCATTGTCGCCTACATGCTTTGGGAATTCGTCGGAATCGTAACTCCATTCCTTATATGGGTCGCTTGGGGCCTTTCCCTCTTCGGTTATCTGTTTGCGGATGGACTCCCCGCAAGAGTCGCACCATAGATCGGCCGCATAGATATACGCCATGTTCTCATTCCTCGATCAAAATGGTTTCGGTTTCCTCTAGTTCGCATTGCAGCGAAGACAATTCGTCCTGATTTTCCGCAGCCCATGCCCCAACGGCAGACGGGAATAGGTCGGCATTCTCGCCCCAGCCATCTTCACCCATGCCACTAGCGTAGTCTGCCCCGCAAGCAGACAAGAATCTCAGCAGGTCGGCCAGTCCGTTTAACAGATTGCCACACCCACACCCCGATTGCATATCGTCGTTTTCGTGCTCCACCCCGCCGGGTAGGTCGATGAAGTAATGGTAGCGAAACCTGTTGTCGTCACCTGGACGGCTAGAGTAGCGGATGGAAATGTAGGCGTCGCCCACCTTCACGCCGGGCAGTAGGCGTGAAGTAATCTCAATTGGGTGTCGTAAAATCATCGGTTTCCTCTTCGGTTAGAATCGGCCTGTCATGCTGGATTCGCTGTTGGCGACTAGCCAGACACAAACTACACTTGCTACTGTAAGGATGAATAGTACAGCCATTGCTGGTTCCCTTCGTCAGTTTTCTCTTGGAATGTAAAATGCCCGATCCGCGACAAGGCGCGACGGCCCCACTCTGTTTTCCCGCCATTGCCGGCCCCTTTCGACCGAAGAGCACCGAATGCCAGGTTGCGGACTCGGTTCCGGTTCCGCAAGCGTGCCATTGTGGTAGCAATTCCCACAATGCCAAGATATCCCGTTGACTGGGCAAGTGTCGCACGGGTTGGGTTCGGGCGGCAGTTCTCTGGTGTTCTCTCTCATTGTTTCACCTGTTGGGTTGGGGGTAGCTTACTGGGCCGATGCACTCCCGGGCGAAGAGCATCGGGCGAGTCGCTACGATAGGTCGGTTACGGGGTCGGCCCAGTTCTCTTTCGGGGTGGAATCGACAAACTCCACAACAGCCGACGATACCTCAAAATACATCGACTCTTGACCGAGTATTCGGCCGAACTCGGTGACCATATCGCGAAGTTTGTTGATACCAGCGTCACCCTCGACACACACGATGATTGTCTCGGTCCGGTCAACCGCTTCGGACCCGTCTGCCATGGTGTAGCGACCGAAGTTTTCGCCGGCCGACGTGTAGCCGCCAAACTCCACCGCAACACGTTGCCGTAAACAGGATAGCTTGCTTTGGGAGAAGTTTACCCCGTTGTTGTTGTGGAGGGGCAGTAGAAACGTGCATTTTACCATCGCGTTCTCCGTGTTGTGTTGGGGTGTGGTTCGCGAGTAGCGGCCGATCGGTCCCGTAGGGAAAGTTCAGTACGGCAACCTCCAGCCGGCCGGTTGCGGGGCGACTGGTCGCTGAGGAAAGCATCCG